ATTTATGTTTAATTGGGTGTTTCATTATAATCCATTTACAGAAATATGGAATGCAATTCCTAGAGATTTTTATACAGAGTATTGGAGCGATGGTGAAAATCCTAGAATATTAAAAAGTAGAAATATTTCTGATTTAAAAGATCTTCTATACAAAGCTCATGGTGATGAAGAGACAATAAAAGAAATTTTAAATGGATAATAGTTACAAAGAAGTTCCTACGTATAAAGATGGCGCATGGACTACTACAGTGTTTAATACACGTGAGGAGTTTAGGGACTTTCTTTTATTATTATTTAAAGAACCTGGTAAATACCACTTTAATGAAGACAGTTTAATATTTAATGCTGAAGCTCGCAAGTTTCAAAAACAGAAATATTATTGTGATGCTCCTATTAAAACAAAAGACTTTATAAATTATTGGGATGATCAAAAAGCCAAATGTCGTAACGGTATTATTGTACATTCTAAAGGTAGCACTTGGTATATCACTCGTGATTATTATATGTGGCTTAATTTTCTTCCTATTTATGATAAGGAAGAAAAGCGCTTTGATTTTGCAAAAGTTAGGGATGCGCAATACCACATGGCTTTATACGAACACTTAGCTGAGTTACACTGGAAACATGCTGTTATATTAAAAAAACGTCAGATTGCTAGTTCATATTTTCATATGGCTAAGCTTATAAATCAGTACTGGTTTGAAGATGGTGCTGTGTTAAAAATAGGAGCTAGTCTTAAAGACTATATAAATGAGAAAGGTTCTTGGAAGTTTCTTAATGAGTATAAGAACTTTCTTAATGAGCATACAGCATGGTATAGACCAGCTGAACCTGAGAAGGTTGGGGCTTGGCAACAACAAATTAAAGTGAGGATTAATGGTAGAGATACTTACAAGGGTAATAAATCTACTATTAATCTTTATTCATTTGAGAAAGATCCTACACATGGTGTGGGTGGACCTGTTACGTATTTCTTTCATGAGGAAGCAGGTATTGCTCCTAAGATGGATGATACATATGGGTTTATGAAACCAGCTCTTAAATCAGGTCATATTATTACAGGACAATTTATTGCAGCTGGATCAGTGGGTGATCTTGATCAATGTGAACCTATGAAAGAATATATTCTTAATCCAGAAGAAAATGGCTTTTATGGAGTTGAAACAAATCTTTTAGATGGTGATGGTACAATAGGTGTAACAGGACTTTTTATTCCTGAGCAATGGAGCATGCCTCCATACATAGATGAGTATGGTAATTCTAAAGTGGAAGAAGCTCTCCAAGCATTAGATGAAGAGTTTGAGAAAGCTAAAAAGAAACTTGCACCTGAAGCTTATCAATTAACAATATCTCAGCATCCTCGTAACATAGAAGAGGCTTTTGCTACAAGAAAGGTGAGTGTTTTTCCTACTCATCTTGTATCTAAACAAATGCAAAGGATTGCTGATAAAGAATATCCTGTAGAATATCTTGATCTATCTAGAAATGCTGAGGGTAAAATAATTGCTTCTGCTTCTAGAAAACTTCCCATCATGGAGTTTCCAATAAAGAAAAATACAGAAGACAAAGAAGGAGTGATATGTATTTATGAACGTCCTGTAAAAGATCCTACATTTGGAATGTATTATGCGTCCATAGATCCTGTAGGTGAAGGCAAAACTACTACAAGTGAATCTCTTTGTAGTATATATGTGCTAAAAAATGCTGTAGAAGTTATTACTGATGAAGGTGATGGAAAAGTTAAAAACACTATTGAACGTGATAAAATAGTAGCCAGTTGGTGTGGAAGATTTGATGATATAAATAAAACACATGAACGATTAGAACTTCTTATAGAATGGTATAATGCTTGGACACTTGTGGAGAATAACGTAGCTTTGTTTATACAATACATGATATCTAAAAAGAAACAACGCTATCTTGTACCAAAAGATATGATATTGTTTCTTAAAGATCTTGGAGCTAATAGAAATGTGTTTCAACAATATGGATGGAAAAACGTAGGCACTATATTTAAAGGAAATATTCTTTCATATGGTATTGAGTTTTTACAAGAAGAACTTGATTATGAAACACTTGCTGATGGTACAATTGTTAAAACAATATATGGTGTAGAGCGCATTCCAGATCCCATGCTTCTTAAAGAAATGAAAGATTATAGAGATGGTTTAAATGTGGATAGACTTGTAGCATTTTGTTCATTAGTAGCTTTTGCCAAAGTGCAGACATCTAATAGAGGATATACTAAACGTATAGAAACTAAAGAAAAATTGGAAAATTCACAGAAATTTAGTAAATTAAATTGGGGAGCTTTTAGACACATAGGTAAACAAAGAGGAGGTTTAAACTCTTTAAGTTTACCCAAACGTAATGCTTTTAAAAATATAAGATAATGAAACTAGAAATTTTAGAAACACTTATTAAAGAAAATGTGATTACATTAAAAGAAGCTCTTGCTTTTTTAAATATAACAGAATCTTCAAAATTTGAAACTACAATTACAAATTATTGGACAAGTACATACACTTATCCCTTAAAAAATTCTGTATTATTTTTTTCTTGATAATATAAATTTATATAAATGCAAGTTTATAACGCATTAGACCTAAAGAGTGGGAAGAAGAGTGAATATACCAAAATGGGTACACTCACCCAACCTATTCAATTTCTTTCTGAAAAAGAAAAAGATGATGCGTGGCGCGCGTGGAATCTTGATTGGTTAGAATGGCAAGGACTTAAACAACTTAGACGTAATGCGTTTAATGAAAAATTACAAACTTGCTAGAGGTATTATAGATAAAACTGATTACATTGTTGAAGAGGATAATGAAATGGCTGATTTAATTGACACTCTTACAAAAGAAGATGTATCAGCATTTGAGCTTAAATTCTACCCCATTATTCCTAGTGTAGTGAACGTATTATGTAATGAGTTTGCAAAACGTAGTTCGCGTATAATGTTTAAAGCTGTCGATGACATTTCTTATAATGAAATGCTTGATGCTAAAAGACAAATGATAGAAGATGTTCTTTTAGAAGATGCTAAAAGAATTATAATTTCTAAAAAACTTGAAGAAGGGGTTGAACTATCTGAAGAAGAAAAAAATCAACAACTTGATACTGAAGCTATTAAGAAACTTCCTGAAATAGAAATGTTTTTTAGAAAAGATTATCGTGCTTTAATAGAACAGTGGGCTACGCATCAAATGGCTAATGATGAAGAACGATTTAAAATGCAAGAATTAGAGGAGCGTGGATTTAGGGACATGCTTATTACAGATAGGGAGTTTTGGCATTTTCACATGATGGAAGATGATTATGAGTTAGAACTTTGGAATCCTCTTCTTACATTTTATCATAAATCTCCAGATAGTAGATATATATCTCAAGGTAATTGGGTAGGAAAAATTGATCTTCTTACTGTAGCTGATGTAATAGATAAGTATGGATGGATGATGACTCAAGATCAAATGGAAGCTCTTGAAGCTATTTATCCTATTAGATCTGCAGGATATATGATTCCTGGTATACAAAATGATGGATCTTTTTATGATGCTACAAAAGATCATGATTGGAATGTAAAAATGCCTAGTCTTGGTTATAGACAATTTATGTCTTTGTATGATAGTAAATTCTTTGGTCAAGGAGATATCATTCATATGATACTTTCTGACTCTGAAGACTTTGCTGATTTTGGTCAAAACTATCTTCTTCGTGTTTCTACAATATATTGGAAATCACAGCGTAAGGTGGGGCATCTCACTAGAATTACAGAAGAAGGTGAAATTATACAAGAAATTGTTTCTGAAGATTATAAAGTGGTAGACAAACCTTTTTATAACACAGCTGTATATAAACAAAAATCAAAAGAAAATTTAATATTTGGTGATCATATAGATTGGATATGGATTAATGAAACATGGGGTGGTGTAAAAATAGGTCCTAATCGTCCAGCGTTTTGGGGTATGAATAACATGGGTGGCATTAATCCTATTTATATTGGAATGAATGGAGGAAAACCAGGTAGAGTGCGTTTTCAATTTAAAGGAGATCAAACTCTTTATGGATGTAAACTTCCTGTAGAAGGTGCTGTGTTCGGTGATCGCAATACGCGATCAATAAGTCTTGTTGACTTAATGAAGCCATATCAAATTGGATATAATATTGTAAATAATCAGATAGCAGATATTCTTGTAGATGAACTTGGTACAGTGATTATGCTTGACCAAAATGCTCTTCCTCGTCATTCTCTTGGAGAAGATTGGGGTAAGAATAATTTGGCTAAAGCTTATGTAGCAATGAAGAACTTTCAAATGCTACCACTTGATACCACTATTACAAATACAGAAAATCCATTAGCATTCCAGCACTATCAAGTTTTAAATCTAGAACAAACTCAGCGTTTGATGTCTAGGATTCAACTTGCTAATTATTTTAAACAGCAGGCTTTTGAAGTGATAGGTTTGAATCCACAAAGAATGGGTCAGCAAATTGCACAACAACAAACAGCTACAGGCGTTGAACAAGCTGTAAATGCTAGTTATGCTCAAACAGAACAATATTTTATACAGCATAGTGATAATCTAATGCCTCGTGTGCATCAAATGAGAACAGATTTAGCACAGTATTATCATTCTAAAAAACCTAGTTTACGTTTACAATATATGACAACCAAAGATGAAAAAGTAAACTTTAACATCAATGGCACAGATCTTCTTTTAAGAGATTTAAACATCTATTGTACAACTAAAACAAACACGCGTGCTGTAATGGAACAGCTAAAACAATTAGCTATTCAAAATAATACAACGGGTGCTTCTATTTATGATCTTGGTAATGTAATTAAATCTGAATCTATTGCTGAACTCACTGGTGTACTTAAAGCAGCAGAAGAGAAAACAATGCAAGCTAAACAACAAGAACAGCAACATCAACAACAAATGCAAGAGCAACAACTTGCTAGTATGGAGAAACAAAAACAAATGGATCTTCAGTTTAAAGCTGAACAAGCTGACCTTGATAGACAAAAAGACATTACTGTTGCTCAAATTAGAGGTGCAGGATATGGATCACAAGTTGATATTAACGAAAATAAACAATCTGACTATTTAGATGCCTTAGAAAAGATACAAGATCAGCAACAATATTATGATCAAATGAATCTTAAACGCGAATCTGAACTTGTAAAAAAAGAACAAGGAGAACAAAAATTAGATATTGAAAGACAACGCTTGCAAACGCAACGTGAAATAGCTGATAAACAATTGCAAATAGCTAAAGAAAACAAGAATAAATACGATTCTAAAAGTTCTTCAGAAAAGAAAAAATAAATTATAGCGCTATTATCCAGTGCTTTGATAGTTTTTTAAATTACAAAGTAAATTTTTAAAATTTATTTTGTATATTTTTAATGTAAAGATTTCTAAATTAAAAACCAACAATATGAGTGATAATCAATCAAATGTACAGACGTCTGTACAACAGGTAGACGTAGATATTGATAGCTGGTTAGGTGCTCCAGGTGCAGATAATATTTTAACACCAACTAAAGAAGAAAGTGAAGAAAAGCCTAACATATTCTCTTCTAAAAAACAAGATCTTAGTTTTCTAGATAAGGATGAAGATGAGTCAAAAACTGACGAAGAAGTAAAAGAAGAAGCTAAAGAAGTTTTTAAAGAACTTGATAAAGAGTTTTTAAATCAAGAAGACGAAGAAGAAGTTGAGAAACCTAAATCTGATCGAGGAAGACCTCGAACAGAAAAATCAGGATTGGTAGAGTTTCTTAAAAAACGTATTGAGTCAAATGAAATGTTTGCATTTGATGATTACGATGAGAAAAAAGAATCATTAGATGATTACTTATCAAAGCTTGGAGAAAAAGATATTGAAGAGCTTTGGAAAGCAAATGTAGATAATATGAAGCAGGAGGTGGCTTCTCAAACACCTCAACAGTTCTTTGAATCTCTTCCTGAAGAGTTGCAATATGCAGCTAAATATGTTGCTGATGGTGGTGATGATTTGAAAGGATTGTTTTTAGCTTTAGCTGAAGTTGAAGATGTTCGTTCAATGAACCCTAGAAATGATAATGATCAGGAACATATAGTAAGATCTTATTTACAAGCAACAAATTTTGGTTCAGAAGATGAAATAGAAGAAGAAATTCAAACATGGAGAGATATTGGAGCTCTTGAAAAGAAAGCTAAACAATTTAAGCCAAAGCTTGATCAAATGCAAGAACAAATTGTTCAAGCTAAAATTCAAGAACAAGAGTATAGAAAACAACAACAGCAAGAAGCTGCAGATGCTTATATACAAAATGTTTTTGAAGCACTAAGACCAGCTGAAATTAATGGGCTTAGACTTGATAAAAAAACACAAGCATTTTTATATTCTGGTTTAGTTCAACCTCAGTATCAATCTGTGCAAGGTAAGCCTACAAATCTTTTAGGACATCTTTTAGAAAGATATCAGTTTGTTGAACCAAACTATCCTCTTATTGCTGAAGCTCTTTGGTTGCTTTCTGATCCTGATTCATATAGAAATGAACTTAAAAAACAAGGTAAGAATGCAGCTGTTGAACAAACAGTGAGACAATTAAAAACAGAGCAAGCTCGCAAAAATTCTTCTAGTTATTATGAAGAAGAAGAGCAAAAACCTAGAAAGATTGCAAGACAACAAAATATATTTAAACGTTAATTAAATTCTAAACCCTAAAAAAACAAAAAATGAGTACTCCAGTTTTAAACAATGGTATTTTTCTACGTGACACGCAGTATCATACTAGCTCTCATGTAGATTCTTATCACCTGGTGAACATGTTGAAGAGTGCAGAACCCACAGATTTGGGTCCTGTTGATCTTTGGGCTATGGCTCAAAAGGTTGAAATGCCTCTTTATCAAATGTCCAGCTTTGGTGGTAAAAACGTCATCATGGTCGATAACGCACGTGGTGAATACAAATGGCAAATTCCTGTTGCACAAGATCTTCCTTACATTGTAGAAGATATTGAAGCACAGAATGAGACAAAAGGTATTGATGGTCAAACATTTAAAATCAAGTTAAACAGACGTATGTTTGGACATGGTGACATCATCACTTATGACAAATATAACGGTGTGGAAATGTACATCACAGCTGATGATGTTATTCCTACTAACGATGGTTTTGTTTACACAGTACAGCTTGTAAACAATGACAACACGAAATATTTGGATAACAAATATTTGAAAGTTGGTACAAAGGTATTTCGTAAAGGTAGTGCTCGTGGTGAGTATGGCGAACGTTTCTCAGATCTTGGTGATGTTCGTGCAGGTTTCCGTGAGTTCTATAACTACGTAGGTGGTGCTGAAGCTCACGTACACTATTCTATTTCTTCTCGTGCTGATCTTATGATGAAAGGTGGTATGAAAGCTGATGGAACTGTACCTGTAATTGAGCTTTGGAGAAACTTTGAAAAAACAAACGATCCTTCTATCACTAGCTTGGAAGATATGGCTGCTAAGCTTGGTAAGGATTATGTAAAGAAAGCTTATCAATCAGGACAACTTACTCGTACTTTCTTGACTACACTTGAAGCTGCTCACCTCACTAAGATTGCTAATGACATCGAAACCTACTTGATGTGGGGACAAGGTGGACGCATTAAGCAAGATGGTCCAGATGATTTGCGTCTTTCTGTAGGTCTTTGGAAGCAACTTGATAATTCTTACAAGCGTATTTACAACCGTGGTTCTTTCAATCTTGATCTGTTTAAGTCTGAGATCTTCAACTTCTTCAATGGTCGTGTGGAGTTCAAAGGTCCAGATCCTCAACGTTCTTTGATTGTTCAAACTGGTATTGGTGGTATGAAGCTTGTTAACGAAGCTATCAAGCGTGAAGCTGTTAACTCTGGTTTGGTTCTTAATGCTCATGAACTTGGAGCTGTAACTGGTAAAGGTATGGATCTGAACTTTGGATTTGCCTACACTAGCTACGTAATTCCTTTCTTGGCTAACGTTAAGTTTGTACTGAATCCTGCATTTGATAACGTACACACTAACGATATTGAGAATCCAATCATTGATGGTTTCCCACTTTCTTCTTACAACTTTATCATTTTCGATATCACTGATAACACAAATGATAACATCTACTTGTTGAAACTTTCTTGGGATAATCAACTTAAGTGGTTCTACCAAAATGGTACTATGGACTACATGGGTCGTACTCAAGGTTTCCAATCTAGTGGACAATTCAATGGATATCGCGTATTTATGACACAAACAATGCCTGCAATCTGGGTGAAAGATCCTACCAAGGTGTTGAAGATTGTTATGCGCAATCCTGTTACTGGTGGTTCATTCTAATTATAACAGTACCTGGGTTGCTTCCCATAAGAACAGCACCCAGGTCTTTATATATTAATTAACAATTTAAAAACTAAACAATGGCTGGAAATCCTAAAACTCCAAAAAGTGGAAGCGTTTCTAAACAAACAGTTCCTGGATCAAAAGGTGTAAGAGTTGGTGTTAACAAAGGTGCAACTCTCCCTGGTAACAAAACGCAGTCTACTGCTAGCAAAATGAAGTATGGTGGTTCTAAAAAATAGTTCCACGTGAAACATAATCCCTACCCTAAACCTATTGTACGCATACCACTCTGATCAAGTGAAGAGTTTGCAACTCTTATTAGGTTCTTAACCTTACAACGATGATATCACTTAAAAAACTTATTCAGGTTCCTGGTAGTCCAGATATTGCTCTTAAGCAACAATGGAAGGAAAGTGAAGCAGCACATGCGCGTATTGCGCACGTGAATAGACTCTCAAGAGATGTCTATGATATAGTCACTTATGAAGTAGATATGGGTGGAGGTAGTAGCATTACAATACCTATTGATTCTAAAAAAGGAATTTTAGATATTGAAAATGCTGATGCAACAGCAACAAGTCTTAATTTGTATTTACAAAATGATGAGATTACACTAGATCGTACTAAATTTTATGTTCAGTTTTCAGTGTATGTATCTAATACAGCTGTAACTCCAATTGTTATTGGTAGAGGAATTAGTACAGATGTGTTTCACGTAGAAATAAAAAATCTTGATGCAGCATCTGCTTGGACAAACTTGTATCTTTATTATGAACTTGTTAAAATAGATTAAAATGGCAATTGAAATTTTTACACGTATTGGAAGACTTGTTAAAGTAAAAAATCAAAAAGCAAAATTATTTTCTAATGAAAATGAAGAGTATATTGCTGTCCTTGTAAAAGCAGGGGATTCTATTAAAACGCTTATGTTTACTGATAGTGAACTATCTAAAGCTTTGGCGCGTGGGGAAAAAAACAAAGAAGATCAACCTAAACAAAGCTGGATTTCAAAAATATTAGATTAATTGGTTACAATTTGTAACCATCTTATAAACCAATAAAAAACCAAATATGAGTAGTGTTACTATTGTGGAAAAGTATCCACAAAACAAAAAATCAGCAATTTCTATAAGACCTTATTTTGATCCTAATGTAGATAATATGGGACTTCAAAAATACGGTTTGACGCTCTTTGATGGTGCTGTACATGAAGAACAATTAGCTTGTTTAGAAATTAATGGTATTAAAAGATACCTTACAGGATTAAATGAGTTTGCTCCAGAAATTAAAGATCTTTCTCTTGATGAACAAGAAGCTAAAGTGAAAGAAATTAGAAAGGTAGTTTCTCATTTAGAAAAAGTGTTAGCAGCAAATGTTATTGATCCAGATGATATTGACTTTTGGAATAAAGTGAAAATTGCTGGGCCAAACAATTCCAATCTTTGGGATAAGATTGTTATTCGCGTTGGTAATGAACCACTTCATTTAGAGCCTGAAAAAGATGCATACGATCTTATTAAACTCTATGCTATTGAAGCAGGTGGATTTTCAATGATTGCAAAATCGCTAGATGAAGCTCGCAAAATGCCCGTTCCTCCTAAATTTTTCTTAGATAAATTAGAAGAAACAGTGTCTACAAATACAGAAGTTAAAAAGCTTAGAAATAAAGCTCTTTCTGAACTTCAGAAGCTCTTTGATAAAAATACTAATAAACTTTTCTATGTTGCAAAACTATTAGATCCTAATAGTACGCAATATAAAAAATCGACACCAAATGATATTATTTATGACAATATGGATAAATATATTAATGGTGATCTTTTAGAAAAGAATAAACGCAAAACTGCTGAAAAGTTTTTAGAAACTGTAGCATTAGACATGGAAACATTAAAAATACGTTCTATTGTTAAAGATGCTCATTTTTACAAAATGATTGCTACAAAAGCTGATGGATT